GAAAGTATTAGATTTTGATGCAAGTGCAGATGAATTTGCACAATTTTCAGTAGCTTTTCCTAAATCATGGAATGAAGGCACAGTAACTTATCAAGTATATTGGGCTCCAAGTAATACAAATACAGGAGATTGTGTATTTGAACTCCAAGGTGTATCTGTCGGTGATGGTGATACTATTGACGTTAATTTTGGTTCAGCAGTGACACTTATAGATGCAGGTATAGGAACAGTAGAAGATCAACAAGTTTCAGCGGAGAGTGGTGCACTTACAATAGCAGGATCTCCTGCAGTAGATCAACTAACTTATTTTCAATTATTTAGAGATGGAAACACAGGTGGTGATACTTTTACAGGTGATGCTAGAGTTCTAGGTATCAAAATATTCTTTACTACTGATGCCGCTAACGACGCATAAGGAATTTAGATATGAGAGACATTAAAAATAAACTTACCTCAGGTAAGAACACAAAAAATATACAAACCAGAAAAGGTAAATCATTCGGTTATCAAGTCTTAGGATTTGGTGCTGGAGGTAGTGCATCTTTTGTAGTAGCGACAGGTGGTACCATAACAACATCTGGAGATTTTAAAATTCATACATTTACAGGAGATGCAACTTTTACTGTAAGTGCGCTAGCATCAGATCCAGCAAATGATGTGGTAGATTATTTAGTAGTCGCTGGTGGAGCAGGAGGCGGTTGGGCTAATGGTGGTGGCGGTGGTGGTGGAGCAGGTGGTTTAAGATATTCTGCCTCTACATATTCTAACCCAACACCTTCAGGTGGAAACGCAGGAAGTGCTTTACCAGTTTCAGTACAAGGTTATCCGATTACAGTAGGTGCTGGTGGTTCATATCGATCAAGTTCTCCAGAGTATGAACGAGGACATCCTGGACAAAATTCAGTATTTAGTACAATAACATCAGCCGGAGGTGGCGGTGGCGGTGGAGGTATTTGTGGAAGTAATGGACCAGGAGGTACAGGAGGTTCAGGTGGCGGTGGTGGTAAAGGCCCAGGTTCACAAACACAAACTGGTGGAGCAGGAAATACTCCTCCTGCTAGTCCAGGTCCTTCTCAAGGATTTCCTGGTGGAATAGGTGCGAGTCCAACTACTCCATCTAATATTGGTGGTGGCGGCGGTGGACACACTGGAGCTGGATGCAATGCATCACCAGGTTCGGGTGGAAATGCTGGAAATGGTTCTGTTGTAGCTATTAATGGATCTTCTACTACTTATGCTGGAGGAGGTGGCGGTAATAATGAAGGTGCAGGCGTACCTGGACAAGGATCAGGTGGAGCTGGTGGTGGTGGAAGAGGGGGCATAACTGGTGGTGATGGCGAAAATGGCACTCCAAATACTGGTGGTGGTGGTGGTGGAGCAGATTCAGTACCCGTTGGTGGTACTCAAAGTGGATCCGGTGGCAGTGGTATTGTGATTATTAGATATAAATTTCAGTAGTGAAAGAAATTGATTTACATCGTGTATTTTTTATACACGATCACATTAATAATATAGATATTGAATCTTTAAAAAAAGATTGCCTACATTCATTTGAAACAAATAATAGAATGTCTAAAGATATTAGTGATACAAGAAACGAAGATCTTATTATTAATAAAAATAAAGTATTGGATGAATTAATAAAAATAATACAAGATAAATTTTATATTAAATATAACCAAAATTTAAAACTTACTGATTATTGGGGTCAAGTTCACCAACAGAATGAATCTACTAACACTCATGATCATGTAGATTGTTTTGATATAAAAAATTCTCCAGATTATTCTGCAGTCTATTATTTACAAGTCCCTAAAAACTCTGGAGATATTGTATTTCAATGGCCTATTAACAAATATAATCAATATAAACGTTGGTGGTATAAACCCAAAGCAGGAGATCTATTATTATTTCCCTCGACTTTAGACCATTTTGTGACTAAAAATATGGCTGTTGAAAAAAGAATAGCAATTTCTTTTAATTTGAAGATATTGCCAACCAACAATAAATAATATATAAAGAAAAAATTATGGCACATTTTGCAAAAATATCAGAAACAAATGAAGTACTTTCAGTTCATGTTGTAAACAATTCAGACATACTTAATACTGATGGTGTTGAGGATGAAACTGTTGGACAAATTTATTTAGAACAACATAGTAATTGGCCATCTCATCTGTGGATTCAAACATCTTACAATACTTCTGGTGGAGTACATAAAAAGGGCGGTACACCATTAAGAGGAAATTACGCAAGTACAGGTCATACTTGGGATGAAGATAATAATATTTTCTGGCCTAAAAAACCTCATGCATCTTGGGTAAAACATAATGCATCAGCTTCTTGGAAAGCACCAATCGGTGATGCACCAGCATTAACTGCAGAACAAATTTTACAAAATACTCCAGTAGGAGATCCTCCTGTACTAACTCACAAATGGTACTACGTTTGGAATGAAGCTAATACAACTTGGGACTTGACAGACAGTAAAGCATAAATTAAAAATGGTGGTGGTATGCAAAAGAAAGTCTTAACAGAACAGTCTCTGTATTATGGAAATGTTTCAATGCCAGAACATTGGGAGATAGATAGAGTAGAATTATCTCATCACATTTTACACTCTAGTTTGACTAATGAAGAATTAAAATTCTCAAGAACTTACGATAAGTTAAATACTTATATTAAAGATTTTATTCGAGTTAAACATGATATTATTTTAATTAACAAATCGGCGTGGGGAAATATTTATAAACCTACGGAAACAACAATTCCTTTATTAAATATTGATCCGGTGGATCTACGTAACTCTCCAGACTTTACTATGCTTTACGGCGTTAAAGTTAAAGATTGTTTTGTTAGAATACATTACGAAGATAACAGACGTAAAGGAAGAAGTTGGGATATAGAACTTAAAAATAATATGTTCATAATGTTTCCCTCAACTAATATGTATTACATAACTAATAATCAAAAGGATAGTTTGAATTTTGTACAAACTATAACTTATGAATACATCTAATTATTACTGGTACTTTACCTCTGCAATACCCCCAAAAATTTGTGATGACATTATAAAATATGGATTATCACAGTCGGAGACTATGGCAAGAACTGGTGGATATGGTGATAAAGAATTAACTAAAGATCAAATTAAAGATATGAAAAAAAAAAGAAACTCTGATTTAGTGTGGTTAAATGATACTTGGATTTATAAAGAATTACACCCTTATATACACGAAGCTAATAAATCTGCTGGTTGGAATTATGAATGGGACAGATCTGAATCCTGTCAATTTACAAAATATAAACTTAATCAATATTATGATTGGCACTGTGATGGTTGGGATAAACCTTATCAAAAAGAAGGTCCAGACAAAGGCAAGATTAGAAAACTATCTATGACGTGTCAGTTAACCGATGGTTCAGAATATGAAGGTGGAGAATTAGAATTTGATTTTAGAAACTATGATCCGCATATGAGAGACGAAGCTAAACATTTGAAACAAGCAAAAGAAATACTTCCTAAAGGATCTATTATTGTGTTTCCATCATTTGTATGGCATAGAGTTAAACCCGTAACAAAAGGAACTAGATATTCTTTGGTAATGTGGAATTTAGGATATCCATTTAAATAATATGAATATAAATGAATATTTTAAAACACCTATTTGGTTTGAACAAAAACTAGAGTTTATAAAATCATTAACTAAAGCATCTGATAAATATATAAAAGCTGCTAAAAATTTTCCAGAGGCCAAAGCACATATAAAAAAGTTTGGAGATTTTGGAATAAGTTATCATTCAACTCCATTAATAAATGATAATGATTTTAGAGACTTTAGAGATTATATTGGACAAAAATCTTGGGAATATTTAGATCATCAAGGTTATGATATGCAACAATACACTACAATGTTTAGTGAAATGTGGGTACAAGAGTTTGCTAAAAAAGGGGGTGGCCATCATTCAGCACACATACATTGGAACCAACACGTATCTGGATTTTATTTTTTAAAAGCAAATGAAAAAACATCTTTTCCTATTTTTCATGAACCACGAACTGGAGCTAGGGCTACAAAATTAAAGATGAAAACTAATATAAAAGAAATTCTTAATGGTAATGAACTTATCCATTTTAAACCCCAACCCGGAACCTTAATTATATTTCCAGGTTATTTAGAACATGAGTTTTCAATAGATTTTGGAATAGAACCTTTTAGATTTATACATTGGAATATGCAAGCAGTGCCAAAAGAAATGGCTAAAGATGTTTAAAATATACAAAAATATTTTAAATAAAAAAGAAAAAAATATTTTACTTGCTTTTGTTAAAACTAAAGTACAGGATTTAGGAGAAAATTATCCAGGATTACAAACTTACAACAACCTACACACATATAAAGAATTAAATTTTTTTTTAAAAAAAATAAATAAACATATTAAACCATATAAAATATCTATGTGTTGGGGTGTTTGTTCAATAGGTAATATAATTTCTTGGCACCAACATTACAATTGTAAATATTCTTTTGTTTACTATCTACATAATCCAAATGAAGAAGGAACTATGTTTGTAGAACCTTCAAAATATTATGATTTTGTAAAGTACACAAAGGGTTCTGAAAATACTTTGTTAAAATTTGATGGTTTAAAAAGGCATTCTATGCCAAACAGTCCTAAAAAAATAAAAAGATACACAATATCTTTTGATGTAATATGAGTTTTAAAAAAAATAAATATACAGTTATTCGTCAAGCTATATCAAAAGACCTTGCAGCTTTTGTTGCAAACTATTTTTTAATGCAAAAACAAGTCTATGATACTTGTAGACAAGCAAGATACATATCACCTTTTGAAAATATTATAGGTTCTTATGATGATTCACAAATACCAAATACATATAATCAGTATTCTAACATTGCGATGGAAACTTTAATGTTGAAGTGTCAACCTATTATGGAAAAAAATACAGGATTAAAATTATACCCAGCTTATACCTATGCAAGAATTTATAAAAAAAACGATGAACTTAAAAGACATAAGGATAGGTTTAGTTGTGAGATATCTACAACTATGAATCTTGGTGGTGATGATTGGCCTATATATCTTGAGCCTTCTGGAAAAAAAGATATGGAAGGTATTAAAATAAATTTAAAACCAGGAGATATGTTAGTCTATTCTGGCTGTGAATTAGAACATTGGAGAAATAAATTTAAAGGCAAAGAATGCGTTCAAGTATTTCTTCATTATAACAACCGTAAAACACCGGGTGCTAAAGATAATATGTTTGACAAGCGTCTACATTTAGGTCTTCCATCTTGGTTTAAACGATGATATATCCCTATAATGGAGACAGTAATCCACCATACCTACTGTCTCCTTTATAAGGATTTTATATGTTACAAAAACTAGGATTTTTACCAGGA